AATGCCCGCATCAACGAGTGTCAGCAGTGCTTCGGCAGCGATGGCTTCGGCAGCAGTGGCAGTGAGCAATTCACCATCGTACTCATGTGCGAGCAGTGCATCCTTGATGCGTTCGATGGTAAACGGGTTCTTCAGTCGTACCACGTAGGCACGGTAGAGTGTGCGAGTTTCCGGCTCCTGACCAGCGGGAGTCTCCTCTTGTGTGTTGACAGGCACCTGTTCCTCGGTGACGTTGAACGAGATACGCAGCACGTCGCCCTCCATGGTGGCGAGGTCGGGGCGTTCAAAAAATTCTGACTTTTTCATAATTCAATATTTTTTAAAGGGTTATTACTATGTGGGACCCAGCCGATAACGGATGGGAGTGGTGGCTATTGGATGGCATAGTCGGGTAGGCCAGAAGTGTTGGTACGCACCAATGTGCCCTTGAATGGGAATCCGTCGTGACTATTGATGTAGAACAGCGCCTGCGTGAGTTTCTGGTTATTGGTGAAGAACTTATACTTTTGTCCGTTCTCCTCCACCTGAATGACAGTTGCCGGTTTGTTGTATTTCGATTTCACGTCAAACTCAACATCCGTAAACACTATCTCGCGTCCACAGAGCATGGATGCCGACACCTTTGTACCTTCGAGGATGCGTTTACCCTCAGCATCCTTTTTCTCAAATGCAGGAACATTCAGATCCTTATATGATTTCATTTTCATTACAGCGCACCAGAGGTTATAGCCATTGCAGTGCATGGCCCATCCTTTGTAGCTGGCAGCGGCACGATAGCGTTTCAGCGGGTCTTTGATGCGGTGCATCTTCTGCTTAAACTTCGCCTTCATGCGTTTGCGCAGCAGTGTGTGTTTGAAGAAAAACATATAGCCCACGAAGTCGAGTCGGTGTTTCTCGTCAATGATCTGCATTCCGATATTCTCATGCAGTGGCTGTTCCATGACCTCATCGGCATACTTTTTGATGAAGTTGACCGCTTTCCACACCTCTTTCTTATTGGTGCCGACGATCACCATATCATCGCAGTATATCTCCATCCACACGTCGAAGAGCATCATTACCAGTCGGCACAGCGGGCATGTGTAGTAGTTGGCGATAGGCTGTATAGGGAACAGTCCGATGCCCAGTCCGCTGTCACATGCCGTCACTATCTCACGGATGAGATAGCGGATGCCATTATTGCCGAACTTCTTAGCCAGGTGGTTATACACCTTATCCTGGTCGATGTTATGATAGAACTTCACGAAGTCCAGTTTGACGAAATAGATGCGGTCGTT